TTGGATGCGTGGAGACAAAGAGCAAGAAGCCCTAGTGCGGGCTTACATTGCGTTACAGAAAGCTTGCTTCAATATGCACAACGACATCATCCAACGCGGATCTGACGCTATGGATATTGACTAGGGGTTCTGCTTGTCTGGGCGCTTCATGGTGCCTAGGTCAGTCGCGGTCTGACGCATCAGCAGCTCTAGCTCACGCCGTCTGTCATCATCCTCCTTGGACAAACCGCCTTTTGGAATGTTGCTCATAAGCGTGTTGTATTCACGCTCATATCCGTTGAACTGGTTCATCAGCGACTTACGCTTGGCTTTATTTTCCATAGCCTCCACCCATCATTGATTTCTTCTTACCTTTTTTCTTAGGCATACCTTCAACCTTTCTCATTGTTCCGTATACATACGCATCCTTGCGCTCACCCTTCAGGCCCATCTTTTGAGCCTGCTTTTCCAGTTTATCATGCAACTCTTTAGGCATACTTATCTTTCATCAGTAGTGCTTCAACAAAGATCGACAGCTCGTTTGTACCAGAAGATGACTTTGCCTCAAACTGAAAGTCTGATTTTGGCGCAATACGGAATGGTATCTGGCGATCAAACGTTTGCATGTTTAGCTGAAATGTCGCCTCTGCCACGCGCAGAACGCGACCAGTGCTGCTATCTACTCGGTTTCTATAAGTGATATACTTGTTAGAGTTTACCGTTCCAGACGTAAGGGATATGCGAAAGATGTATAAAGAATGATTGGCTGGGACAGTGTAGATGCAAGCTTGCGTTGTTCCCAAAGTCGCTTCAATGTTTGCGTATACCGTGCCGCCTTCGCTAACTGTGATGTCACCAACATTTGATCCAGATAGAATTGTCGCAGTATTAATCCGATAGAAAGAGTTTGTGGTTGTAACTGGCGTTGTTCCATTAAGCTGCACAATTTCTGCAATTGTTTCATAGTCTGCATTAAGACCAGAAATAACAATTGTCATTGTGTCGGATGCGCTGGTTGACACGCAGCTCATTTGAACGGCTGCACTAGGGTGAACGTACTGCCCACCATCATTCCAAATGGTTTGAAAAGCTGTGCCAACAGTTCGACTGAACCCAAAGATATTAACAGGCACAACCTCTGGCATGCGCTCTGATGCAATCTCTAACAGCGCGTGCGGGCTGTCTACATCTTCGTGAAAGTATCCCATCAGTCTTTCTTCTTATTCATCATGGATATGCGCTTACCTTTGCGCACAGCTTCTTCTTTGGATGATGCGCCCCAAGCTTTCAACGACTTCAGCAGCGGCGTGTCCGTGCCGTCCTTGTTCTTTGTCGGCCCTGGCATCTTGCCCATGCGTTGCAGGAAGGCTGCCCGCCTGCCGCTGTTGCCTGTTCTTTCTGGGGGTCTACTCATCTCACGCCCTGTTCATCATTGATTTTTTCTTCGGCTTCTTTGCTGTCTTAGCAGCCGCCTTGAAGTTTGCAGCAGTAGGTGCGCCAGCCTCGCCGGGCTTGCGCATCTTCTCACCAGATCCAGCTTGGATCCGCTTACGCTTTGCGTGAATGTTTGCGTATAGTCCTTTAGCCATCTAGCCACCCATGTATCTTTTGCGTTTGCTCGATCCGATCATACAGACCATGTGTGCCGCCATTAACGCGGCGAGTTATCTTTTCAATTGTGCCGACATCAATGCCCTCGTCGGCAATGTCCCACAATTTGTTTTTATCAAAGTACCACATTGCTGTTTCAAATGCATACTCATTCTCAACAAGCGAAGGATCTTGCAGCACTTCAATCAGCCGCATGTCTTTGGCAAATGCTTTATAGTTGTCATGCCCGGTGAGCTGTAAAAATCCTCTGCCCAAAAATTTGGCCGCTTCCTGCTCTGTCGCATTGCCCATGCGCCCAGCGTAGACCTTGCCCGCCAGACCTGTCGGGTTCTTAGCGTATGGCACAGCATCCTCGACTGTCGGGAAGCGCGAAGGCCAAACCTCCTGTATGCGCTCTGGCGTGCTATAGTACAGGCTTTCTTTGGTGCGCCGAAACCCCGCGCTTTCGTGCGATGATTGCCCAAGAATGTGGGCTGCCCGCAGCGGTGTTAGATCGTAGTGTTTTGCGATTGCTCTGGCAGTGTTGGGGCCGAATGCACCGTCAGGTGTGGCACCGCATTTTGCCTGCAAGCATTTCATTGCTTCGCTCATTTCTTTAATCCCCTCATCGTGCGTATTCCAAACGAGGCCGCTATTGAAGCGTACATTCCCCATTGTACCCATAGTGGTGTTGTCTCCAGATTGGCAAACCCTTGTGCCATTGTGTCTTGCATGGCTGGGATGAAGTTGGCAACCAGTATGATGACGAACACAATTGTCCACAGCTCGTCTTTCCAACTGTCTTTGCTGGCCTCGATTGCAGCTTGCTCCCAATCTATTTCGCCAGTTGCCTGCTTTAACTTAATCTCTGCGTTGGCTTTCTGGATCGCAGTCTTACCATCAATGTATGATGTAGCCAATCCGCTCAGTGCTTGTACAATACCGCCGATCATTTCTTAGCTCCCGACGAAAACCCAAAGTACGCACCGACAACTGCTGACAGTGATCCGTACATCATCATCAGAACTGCGCTTGCTTCGTTCATTCTAGCTGGATCAAAGATAACTGCGAATGTTGATATTATCATCATGGCTAAACAGGCCCATGTCATTCGACGCTTATTAACTTGATAAGCTTCTTTATCAGGAATTAGCTCGTTCATCGTAATGCTCCGCTATTCGTTTATTGCTGGTGATTATAACCACTTTTCCGTCTTTGTCCAAAACTGTATACTTTACCACTTTCCCATGTAGACACCTAAGTAATAAATGCTTGCGATCATACCGCCGAACGCAACGATGCCAGCCACAATGTAGCCGATCATTTCCATTTTTTTCTGATGAGCTTCATGCGCTGCTTTCTTTGCAGCTTGCCTTTGCTTACGCGCTTCTAGTTGATAATTTTGCCATTTTTGCCAAGTGCCTGGCTCGCAGTATAGTCTTACGAAACTTTCTAATTCCGCGCGTTTCTGCCGTATTTCTTCGAGAGCTTGGAACTCCTCCCAATCACCCTCTGCGCCACCAGCTATTGCTGTAAAAGGACTGTTCTTCTTACGCTGGACTGCTTCCTTTACATCTTCTTCTGCTGATAGGAATTTGCCGACTGCGCCGATCAGCCCAGCAGTTTCCTTGCCGTTGCCCAGCGCAGTTTTTATCACACTGTAAGCCGCGTTGGCTGCCGCAATGCTCTCCAGAATAGCCATTACAAATTCCCATACTCTGCGCAGCCGATCCATGCAGGCCGCAATACAAGATAAGTATACTCTATTTCTGGGGATTTATAAACGCATAGCGCCATCGGCATTGCACCGCTTGGAGTGTTGACCCACACATAAAGTATGTAGGTCAGCACAAAGAGCATCAGCCCATCTTCATAAGCACCGCAACAAGCATCGCAATGATTGTACCCGCCGCACCAATTAACAGGCTTTCAATCCGCTTGATCCGCGTAAAGACTTCTTTGAACTGTATTCTGACCTCGGTCTTAACCTCAATCACTTCCTTTTCCAATCCGTCTATGCGCTCATGCGCGGATGCAACAGTACGTTTGTCCATGTCTTATTCCTACGGCTTAACAGGCCAATCATCATCAGCTAGATTAGGCCAATTCTCATGATCTGGAAGGTCACGCAAAGCTTGTCTATAGCTGCGTATCTCATCCGTCATAGTCCGATCTGAAAGGGCATAATGATCTGTATCTCTTAAAAGTTGGTCTCTTTTTAAACGAGTTAATTCAGATGCTTTTTCATCTGTATAATTAACAACATTCCACCCCATAACCCATTCGCCATCTATGAGAGAGGGTTGAGTTTGGGATTCAAGATATTGTGTTGTGCTATTATAAGATGGCTTTTCAGTTGCTTGGCGTACTGGGTAAACATCATACTCAGCTAACAAGTCAAGTGGGGCTGGCCTGCGAAACGACAAGTTCGGATTGTCATTTATAAAGTCAGCCAAATAATAAGGATATTTTTCCAAGCCACCATTTTTTGTTTTGATATACATATTTTTACACCTTTAGGTTATTGGAAAAGTTACTGTGATGCGGCAGTCACGAGCCTCAGAAGCTACGTTAGACCCTGAAGCTCTAAGCCCGTAACCTAATATAGACCCAGCATTTTGTATTTCTAAGAAATATATTTCTGAACCATAAGAAGATGCGGAATAATCAAAATGGTTTTCTTGATAGTTTACTAGGCTTCCTATACTCGGAGAAGCTGTTGAATCCCAATTTTCAGCAATATCAGTATAGCCTGAATGCCCATGAAACATCACTTGTACTGCATCATTTGCAAGATTTGAATTCCAACTCCACCCGCTATTAGGATCACGATCACTACTTGAACTAGCAGTTTGAAGTAATGAGGTGCCACCACTAATCGGCAGTGGATCACTAACATTTCTATAAACTACTGCAAACGCATGTATTGTTGCACCAGTAACGACAGGTGTTCCTGTAATTGCAGTATCAAAACTTGTTTCAGTGCCGTTTAATTGCACATAGCTTACATTCATACGATGATCGCGGGTATCACCTCTTACACCACTGTGTATGCTCGTAAACCCTTGACCAGACGTTGGCCCTACAGCAGTGCCTTCCTCACAAACACTATATAAATAAAGATAGTCATTATTCTCAATAGATATACCACTTATATCTAGGGTTAAAGTTGTTCCAGTAGAAAGAGCTTGATAGCTATAAGCAGTGCCCACTCTTTCTATAGAAGGAGGTGACTCATGCCCTCCAGCACCTAAAAGCTTTCTACTCAAAAACGCCATTATGTACCATTCCCTACTGTAGCTCCGTACAATGTCGTACTTACTTGCCAAAGAACAACAACCGTGTATCCAGTTGTTGCTAATGTTGGAGCGCTTCCACCATTGTTTACCCAAGTAATTGTGGGCCAAGTGACAGTATAGCCAGTGCCATCATCAATCATTAGAGTGACGCTTTCACCCTGCCCAATACTTTCTGTAAATGTAGTATTTGCCGAAAGTGTTTTATACTGAATTGTTCCGTTTGCTGGATCAATTACTGTGCCTGTTAAAGAATAAACTTCTTCGTTAATATGACCTGTTATATTTAAATTATTAACATTGGTTGTCCCAGACGATGTAAGTGTACCAGAAAAAGTTGATGTCCCCGATGAAGTAACATTACCTGTGACACTCCCAATAAGACCACCGGTCGAGGTAATATTCTGAACAGTAAGCCTATTTGCGCCCGGATTAAATTGTAACCCACCATTATCAGAAATAACCGCTTTTGCAGAATTACCAGCCCCATATAAAAATGGAACATTATAACTTACATCATCATCAACGCTTTCTGAAATATAAAGCTGAGTGGCATAACCTGTTACGTTCCCAGTAACATTGCCTGTTAAATTACCAGTAACATTACCTGTTACATTACCAGTTAAGTTACCAGTGACATCACCAGTGACATTACCCTCAATATCAGCAACAAGCGTTCCCGATGTGACAGTCAAATTACCAGTTGATGCACCAGTGAATGTGCCTGTGCCGACAATAAACTTATCAGTGCTTTCATCCCAACCAATAAACGCATTGTCACTATCGCCACGCTCAATAACAATACCAGCATCATTGGCTGGTGTTCCAGTAGTGCCATTGCCAAGTTCTATCAACGTATCGCTGACGACAGTATTTGTTGTTGCAACAGTTGTGGTTGTGCCATTAACTGTTAGATTGCCAGTGATCGTAGCATTGCCAGTTGCTGTGATGTTACCATTTACGTTTAAACCAGAGTTAGTAATATTTACCCGCTCAGAACCACCTGTCCAAAACTCAAGTTCATTTATAGTTTTGTCACCTCTAATAGCTGGACGTTGAGAGCCACCTCCCCAGCCAATAAATTCATCATTATCTATATCTATTCGATCACTAAAATGCTGTTCTGCCGTAAAGGTTTGTGCAGTCCCAAGCAAAGCAACAGTACCAGTATCATCTGGAAAATAAATAAAGTTATCTTGCGTTGGGTCTACTGCACTTAATCGTGTTTCAAAACCATCTTCTGTAGAACCCTCAAGATAAACAAGCGTTGTGTAAACATCTTTAGCAGCAACCCAGTTCCATCTGTTATCACTGGTTCCTAATGCGTATGTTTCATCTGCTGCAGGATCAATGCTACTATTAACTTGACCATTAAAAGTAATAGTGTCTGATGATGTATCGCCTAAATTAGTATCGCCATTACTATTAAGGGTATTCTGAACATTAAGATAATTAGTATAAACGTAACTATCAACATAAAGACTGCTGCCGAAATAACCATTTCTAAATCTGGTTCCAGTTGTTCCGAGATCAAATGAGTTATGTGTACCTGCAAGAAGTGTTGTGCCAAAAGTAGGTTGGGCAGTAACAGTCACAGTGTCAGTAGCCGCATCACCAAGCGTAGTATTGCCGCTAACCGTCAGGTCACCTGATAGCGTAAGGCTATCAGCCAACAATGCACCAACATCAAAAATTGCATCATAATATGAGCTGTTTGTGTTTGTGTCTAACGGCAAAGCACCACTAGATGTGTGTGCTGTATTAACAATATAGATTGATCCATCCGTTGTATCTTTTACAAGATCGCGCTCATTGTAAGCAGTTGATACAGCCCAATTACCTCTATTGGTTCCAAGCTCTTGAGTGATAGACAAATCGCCAGAGCTGTCAAACGCAAATACTTTATTGGCTCGATTAGCTGCTGAAATGGTAAACTCTGCGCCTGAGATGGTGTTCGTCTTAGACGCTTTAATTGTACGGCCTAGCTCTTCACTGTGCTGCTGTGTCACAAACACAAGCTTATCCAAAGCATCTTCAAGAGAAGCGGCAGGGAATGGATCATTCGGAACAAGATCAAGCCCCTGAGTTAGCGGCTGCTCACGCAAGATCACAACAGTTTCTGTAGCAGTAGGAGCTGTCACAAACGTAACATTGCCGCCGCCAGCATCGCCAACACCGCTAACAGTGTAGTGCGTTGTGATTGTCTGCACTGTCTCAGTGCCATCGCTTGCGCGGAGAATGACAGTAAGATCGTCCTCGTCAAAGACCTTGAACGTGTACGCAAAAACTGTGAGCGTTCCGTTGCCGCTGTAACTTACTCTGTTCGTGCTGCTAGATACTGTCATCTTCTACCTTCTTCCTTGAGGCGCTGGACTTGTTCATATGCTGTACGCATATTCGCATATTCAGGCAATTCAAGCAACGCCCTGAAGCCTTCGTCTATAAACTTACTGTTGATGCTACGCAGTAGCGAAACACGCTCTTTGTCAGTCAGCGCTTGATATGACAAAGATGATGTCACCGCCTCTAGTGTTTGACGGAATGTTAGATTGCCGTAGCCGCTGCGATAAACACTGATTTCGTTCTTAGCCATATTAACCAAATCAGACTGCATGCCGTAGCTCAACTTAATCGTTCCCATTCTTTCAGGGTTGGTCAAAGGCCAAACATTTGTCATCGCCTGCAAGCGGATCAGCTCTTTCTCGTAGCTTTCTAGCTCTTCGCCTTTCTTTAGGCGCAAGCCTGACAGGTTGCTAAACAACGCAGCGCCTGGGCGGGCTGCAAAGCTGAACTCATCCTCCCCACGCGCTACACCAAGCGTGTCGTAAACGACTGCGTTGCGATCCCGCTCATCGCGGAAGAAGCTGTCTTTAGATTGAAGCGCGTCCATCTCTGCAAAGAACTCCGCAACCATTCTGCCTCCACCGCTTTTAGGCGTGCCTACAATTGCGTAGTTCTTTGATCCATCAGCCTTGGCATACTTGAACTGCGTAACACCGTCCTCATCAACGTATGTCTCTTCCAAGTCTTCCATTGTGTAATACTGAATATCCTCACGCGGACGTACGCCTGTCGGATCTGCTAGACGTTGGAACATTCGTTGTAACGAACTTAGCGGATTTGGCAGGCCAGTTGGCGTTGCGCTCTCTGCGTAGCTTCTTGCAAGCTTGGCTGCATCAAAACCATCCATAAATGCAACGACATCTGCAACGCCTTGCAGCATTGGCAGCTCTTTGTAGTATTCTGCTGTCGCAAGCGCGGCTGCATGAATGTAATTTTGCTGCAACTCTGGATCGTTTGTTTTGTTGGCGCGTTGTACTGTGTCTGCTGTGATTGCAAGGATGCCACCAACAGGCTCAAAGCCTGAATAGCTAACATACATTAGCGGCCCATTAGGAACGCCAAACGCATCATACAGCGGCATGCCTTCTGGGAAGCCTTCGCCTTTTAGGACAAAGCTGTATGGCTGCCAGCCGGGCGGCAAAGCCTCGCGTGTCTTTTGATCGCTTGGCATCCCGCCTGTCAGCCTGCCTTCCATTGCATACTGGGCGGTCTTGTAGATAACCGCACCGCCAAGCGTTAAACGCCCTAATGCTAATTGTTGTGCGCGTGGGCCGTTCATGCCAAGCAAGTCAGTAGACGTTTTACTGAATGGCTGTGGCAGATATTCCATTGTGCGCAGCAAGGCATTTGTTGGCGCTGTAACAAATGGCATAATAAAGCGACCAACCAATGTGCGCTGCATCATGCCTGCCACTTTACCAAACATCCCCAAGTCTGACTGCAATGTGTCAAATCGAGCCTTAAAGTCTAGGTCATCTGCAATTGCCCGAGGATCAAGCAACAGCATGCCCGCCTCGTCCAATGCTTCCTGATTGCTCATGCCTTGGCGCAGTGAATGCTGATAGCGTTTATTAACCGCTGTGTAAAACTCACCGCGCTGGGAGATTGTCTTTGTAAACTCGTCAGCAGATAGCAACAGCCTAAACGGAATGCGGATGCGCTTGCCAAGCTCATCAAGTGATTTTGCA